AAAGAAATTACCTGTGATTTTATATATATACGATTCTAAATGGAGACCAAAGTTGGTACTTCTCAATCATCATTCAAAGATAAAAATATAAAATACTCCTCATTTTGTAGTAATATTATCAATAAATCATTAATTGTCCATGGAACATTGGATAGCAAACATCAAGAAAGAATGAAAGAGTTTGAAAAAAAAGATAAACAACTTTTCAAATTACAAACACGATTGGAAAAATTACAAAATGAATACGATAACACTATGGATTATACTTTTGAAAACATAGGTAAAAGGGCAACTTTAAAAGAAGGAATACGCGAAATTGAAGGAGAAATTAGAAAAATAGAAAATTTAGAAGATGAACTTGAATATTTTGATAATACTCTCGATATTATCGATAAATATTATAATAATCAAACTGATACTAAATCTGAATGTTTTGATAATTATCTGAAAGTTACACAGAAAATACAGATCAATAATAAACGACCTAATCATATGCCTCACTGTGATTTTTGTAAGAAGGAAAAAACATTACATTTACAAGAAGGTATCCTAGTTTGTACTGAATGCGGACATTCAGAATTTATAGCTATCGAAAGTGATAAACCAAACTATAAAGAACCTGTTATTGAAACTAAACCTAATGGCTATAAACGTATGAACCATTTTTCAGAACTATTGAACCAATTCCAGGGTAAAGAATCAACTGAGATACCAAATGAAATATTTCAACAAATAATTAATGAATTGAAGAAATTAAGAATATCCGATTTATCTACTCTTAATAATTGTACATTACGCGCTATTTTGAAAAAACTTGGTTTGACATCCTATTATGAACATATTCCATATATAATTAATAAACTTAATGGTTTACCTCCACCAATGTTAACCAGAGAATTAGAGGATAAGTTAAGACAATTATTCAAGGAAGTACAGGAACCATTTAAACAGTTCAAGCCAAATAATAGAAAAAATTTTATTAATAACAATTATGTATTCCATAAATTATTCGAACTATTAGGTTACGATGAGTTCTTACCTTATTTTAATTATTTAAAAAGTAGAAGTAAGTTACAAGAACATGATGAAATTTGGAAGAAAATATGTGAATTTAACAAGTGGGAGTACTTTCCTAGTACTTAATTTATAAATAATCTGTAAAGATTAGTTATAAATTACAAGAAAATATGTGAGTTTAACAAGTGGGAGTACTTTCTTAGTACATAATGTGTATTTAATTTATAAATAATCTGTGAGGATTAGTTATAAATATGGCTGGAGGGTTATTACAAATTGTTTCAGCTGGAAAAGAAGATATTTTTTTAACTATTAATCCTCAAATAACTTTTTTTAAAATCGTCTACCTTCGATATAGTAACTTTGCTATTGAAACTCATGAAGAAACATTTGATGGTTCTCCTAATTTTGGTGAAGAAGTTACTTGTAATCTCTCTAAAATTGGAGACTTGATTCACCAAATTTATGTTAAAATTGATTTACCTGAAGTACTTATTCAAAAAATTAATTATACCTCTAACCCTTCTATAGTAAGTTCTTTACAATTGAATAAATTAAATATATATATTAAACCATTATTCGTCCTTTGGAGAAAATTATATGCACAAGCTATAAGTACATCATCTAATTTTGCTACTGTTACTCAAGAACTTGATACTTTTATTAACTCTGATCAATTTAAAATATATAATGTTTATGATGATATATTTAGAACCGTCGCTAATACAATTTCTGATTACTATTATTTAGACTTGATTCATTGGTATCATTTTTATTTTGATGGGTTTGCAAATTCAATTTATGACCAAAATGCGACCCTTGAATATAGATCATCACTTCTTAAATTTCTTATTGACTTTAAACAATCTGTATCTGATTATAAAAGACAATTAATCAATGAAGTAGAATATCAAGAAAATATTAATAAATTAAATGAAACTATATACTATCGTTTTGCTTGGATCAAAAAATTAGGTCTACGATTAATAGAACGAATAAGTTTAGAATTAGGTGGTCAAGTAGTTGATAGCTTTTCATCTGATATGTTAAATGTATGGTATGAATTATCCCTTAATATTAACCATAAAGATACCTATTATAAGATGATTGGTAATGTTAATTCATTAACAAACTATAATTCAGATAAAAAACCAGCTTATTCAATGTATATACCCATACCTTTTTGGTTTTGTCGTTTTCACGGGGTTGCACTTCCCTGTATAGCTTTAAGATATCATGATATTCAAATTAGTGTTAAATTTAGAGACTTAAATGATTGTATCTTTTTTGAACCAATAGAAGATGCAAGATCTGATGATATAAATTTAGGAGATTATGTAAGATTTACAAATGCAAGTTTATTAATTGATTATGTTTATTTAGGACAAGATGAAAGAGAAAAATTTGGAAATAGTCGCTTAGAATATCTTATTGAACAACATAAATATATTCAATATACTGATATTCAAATACCTAAATTTAACTGCGATTTATACTTTTATAACTCGGTTAAAGAACTATTTTGGACTGTTCAATCAAAATCTGCTATTCAAATCTTTAAACAGTGGGATGTATATAATGATGTTAATATGTCAAAAATAACTAATGTTTCTAATATTGGAGATAATCTATTATCTATTCAAGTATCTATATATGGTTTGAAAATTGGTGATAAAATTAGGATAACTAAAACAAAATTTTATAATGGAGATTATATAATAGATTCAATTACAGAAGATAATCAACAAACAACTTCAATTGTTATAAAAGGTAAATATGTATCTTCTATTGATAATGGCTATTTACAAGTAATTAATACATCTCAATTAGTAGATAATATGACATTAATATTAAATGGTATTAATATAAGAGATAAAATTGACCCAATGTATTTTAATACACTTCAATCATACATTTATCACTCTAATAGTATCGATGATGGAATCTATATGTATTCCTTCGCTCGAAAACCAGAAATATTACAACCATCTGGATCTACTAATTTATCTGTTATATCCTCTAAATCTGTCTTTTTTGATATAAATCCATCTTATTTTAATCGATTAAAAAATAATAATGATACCCTTATTGTAAAAATGATGTCTAAAAGTTATAATATTTTAAGTATAAAAAATGGGATGGCATCACTCGAATTCAGCATTTGATATACTTTCTTTTTCTTTATGTTTTATTAGAAACTTAAAGAATAAATAATTTATTAGGTTACATTAATATGACTGGAGGTATTTTACAGTTAGAAACTTATGGTATAGAAGATAAACCATTAATAGGAAATCCAGAAGTTACTCTTTTCAAAAAAGTTTATAAAAAACATAGTTTATTTGCTCTACAAGATATTGATATCAAATTAAAAGGACAATCTAGTTTTGGTAATACATGTGAAGCTAATATTCCTAATAATGGTGACCTGTTAAATGAATTATCTGTATCTATTGATTTACCATCAGTTAATGTTTACTATCCAAATTCTATACAACATGAAGTTGATTCTATTATAACACAACAAGCTAATGATTTAAATTTGGGTTATTCAGAATATAGATATATTAAAGAACGATTAAATGAAATTAATGATATTGTTAATAATGAAGTTAATGAATATCCTCAAGCAGTTCACCATGTTATGGTAGCAAAAACATATCCTTGGTTAAATGGTAATCATAATCTTATAGATGAAGGTCGTCTTAAGGAATATTTTGATTCATTTTTTAGTTCTTATAATAATGGTTCAGATAATGAATACCGTGATCAAATTTTTGAGATGAAATACAATCAGGATACTATTGATGATATTTATAAAGAAACTATTAAACAGTTCTATTATCCTACTAATTTTCAGTATCTTATCCATGAATTTCAATTAGTTAATAGAGATAAAACAATATCAAGTTCTAGTATTTTTTATCAACAATTCTTAACCAAATTAAGAGATTATATTATTCAATCCCCTGAATTTAAACTTGTAAAGTATATTGAAGATCGTAACACTCGTGATATTAACTTCTTTGATATATCTTATAATGAAAGCATTATTGTCGATATTAATTTAAAAACTAATACTAATGTTGAATTAGAACCATTATTATTCTGTTATGGATTTGATGGACTAAATTATACATTAAAATCTGTTTTACATCAGACGAATAATGAGTACTTTCAAGATGGATTCATTATTAAAGCTGAGTTATTACCTCTAAATTATTCATTTATAGAATCAGAATTAACTAATAATAATGATAACTTAAAAAATATATATTTTATTGGTTCGAGAAAAGATGTTATAAACTCACTAGATTTACAACAAATTATTAGCATAACTACTACATCTACACAATGGATAGTTACTATCGCAGAACCTTTACGTGATATATCAAAAAATGCACTAGTATATATATATGCAAGTACTTCTCCTGAAGATCAAGATTTGATGACTTTAGAAGGCTTATATGCAACAGATAAAAATCAAATAAAGTATGTTTTGGATTCAAGTAATAATTACTATCAAGTTCAAAATAATATCATCCAAATAACAGATAATAAAGACTTGAATAAATTTATACCTGTTATTTATGACAATAATAATACACTCAATTTAGTATATAATAGCAAGTACTATATTGATCAAAGTGGTAATATATCTCCTATTACTTTTACTACTGAAACAAATAATATTGCTTTTGTTGTTGATTTATTTAGAAATAATGGCCAAAATATAACTATTAATTCTGTAAATGATATTAGCAATAATTTAATTCCTATTTTTGAAACTGATACTAAACCTAAATATATATATCGTGGTAAGTACTTCAATTATCTAAATATTTTCTATAAGAATTATCAAGAACAAAAATTAGAATACCCAATAGATGGATTTCCCTATCAAACACCCTTTTCTATTTTATATGTTCAAGACATTTCCAATAATAAACTTTATCTTAATAAACTTGAATCTATACCTATATCTGAAAATGACTACGTTTATATATCTAGTAATATAGATATTGTTAATACAACAACAAATACAACAGATTTTACTATTATTGGTAAAACTATTAATAATAACTTTGATGCTTCATCTAATCTTATATTAAATAATCAAAATGTTACTAATAATGGTCTTTTTCAATTCTATTGGACAAATAATTATAATCTAATAGATCCGAAGGGATTAGCAACTTATGTTTCCAAACAACGATGGAGTGATAATACTATTATGTATACTATTGAAAGTACTACATTAAATAATCAACGTTTTCTTCCTCTATCAAATATAAAACTATTGGATATTAATTATGATGTATATAACAATTATAATTTTATATTACAACAACTTCAAAATAGTACTTTAACTATATCTGAACAAATTAATTTAATTATTAATGAAAGTGGTAAGGTTTCTTTAGATAATATTAACTATCTAAAACGATTATTCCAAAGTATATTTAATCAAGATTTGTATGTATCAATTTATGTAAAAACAGATAAAAATACAGATATTATTCTACAAACATTTTTTGGATCAACTCATCAAACACAATTAACAAATAGTATTTTTGGAACAACTATTAATCAATACAATCTTATGGAATCTAAATTAGAAACTGCATACAAACTTTTTATTGATAAAATTGATTTGGAATTTGTTAAAACTATTAAAGAAATTCAATATAATAAAACCTCTGTATTATCAGAATTAAGTAGTGAATTATGCTTTGTAATTACAATATTTGATATTTCATTAAACGATGCTACTAATGTAAACATTTCATTTACATCTAATGATAGTATTCAAGAATATCAACAATGGGATATGTATAATTATGATATTAGCAATACAATTGTTATTAATAATATGATAGTAATTAATAATACTTTATTAGTTACAAATTATAGTGATTTAAGAAAATTAATGTTGATTGATAATTTAACTTCAGGACAATTAAAAGTAAATGATATTGTAGTCACTAGATGGTCAATATCATATGGAATTGAATATGTTAGAAATACATTACCAATGATATCAAAACAAATGAATGAACATTATATTTTAAATGATATTTTACCAAAGTTTTATAAGTATCTAATGACCAAAATAACAAATAAAATTACTGATTCACCACTCAAAAAATATGTAACAACTCATTTGATTGACAATTTATGGCATATGATTATGGATATAAAACAAAATGTAGATTATGGTTTTAAAAATATTGATAGTGATACTTTATATCCTAATATTTATGCTATAACCAATTCAGTAGTATGTTTTGATGGTATTATTATTAAGAATATGATGACATATATATTTGATAAATATATTATTGATTATATCCGTCCTAATATCATATCTCAATTGAAAGATACATCTTACAATGGAACCTATTTTTATAATGCAAATGATAATCCAATATATAAAGCAAATGTTAAGGATATAGAATTAAGTAATCTGAATACTATTGAACTTATTAAATGGTTTGTTTATGTTCTTAACGGAAATTTAATTGTTTTTAAAACATTGACATATAAAAACCTAATAGAAACTATCAATCCAAGTAATAATTTATATATATTAATTACAAACATATTTGAGACAATATTCAGTATTTTACGTAATGAAACAATATCAATAGACAATATCAAATATACTCTTTTAACAGAAAATTCATCACTATTTTTTGGTAGTATTAAAAATTTAACAATTATTCCTATTGAGGATGTATTATCATATTTGGATATATATTTAATGGAAGTATCAAATGAATATACATACAATTATATAATTGATTACTTTACAATTTATAAGACTGAATATTTATCATTTTTCAGTAATTTCTTCAATAGTATAAATGATATTGGTTTAACAAGTTATAATATATTTAGAAATTTAGAAAGAATTGCATCATTTGAAATAAAAGATTATATTAAACAATTAGAATATCCAAGATTAGTCCCATCATATCAGCCAAGTATGGAATACTTATTATTAGGAGATATTGATACATCAAATAATAGAAACTACTTTTTTGGTTATAATCTTAAATCTTATAGCAAATTAATTGATTATATTGATAATTTTTTCATTGATAATGTCTTTCAATATACAAATAAATATTTTTCTTATAAATCTTTACTTCGTCTAGAAAATAAGAATGATACTGATATTATCAAACAATGGCAACAAGATATGTATTCTATGAATAGTATTACATCAAGTTTTGAATATAAAATGGCTTTGGAATGGGAAATATTTAGCTCATTTAATATACCATTATTTGGAACTATGAAGAAAGGAAATGATGATATAATATATATTTATGATGCTAGTAATAATATTGCATATAGATATGTATCAAGTGTAATTAAAAATGAAAGTAATTCTTACGAATTAGTAATAGATAATAAATACTTTTATAATTATACATTTGAAGGAATTAGATATCCAAGTTATAATTACAATCCAGTGACTGGTTCAAATAGAGTATTAAAATATGTTTATGATGCAAGTAATAACCTAATTGATCAAATCGCAATTGATACATCTGAAAATGCTTTTATATTAAGTGGTTCATTATGGTCAGTAATAGTAGATGGACAACGATACTTTAATATTAATGATACTTATTATGAATTAACAATAGGATATACATTTGATGCTAGTGG